ATGTCAATATTAAATGTAGGGTTGAAGTTAGCGGTCTCATTGTTTAGTCCATATCTGGCTCCAATGCCGTATTCAAAATACCAGCCACCATCTATGTTCCATCCCTCTTGACCATTGTATGGGCTACTAGAATTTAAGTAAATACTTTTCTTGACACCTTCTAATCTTTGCAAGTCAATCTCAGAAAATTCAGGAGACAATGCATTACCTTGTTGATCAAACAATATCCTTCCGATATTATCTTGCAGGTACGCATTAGAAGAAAGTACTTGAATGTTCTCAGTTAAAGGTCTTAGATACCCATCCTTGTATAGACTTACCCTAACCCAGTTGACGTAGTCAGATGGTAGGATATACTTAAGTGTATCATTTACAGTTAGTTGTAATACTTTTATCTGCTTGAACGCATCGTAGTTGAGCTCCTGTATTGCTCTCTTGGCATGGAATAAAATTTTATACCGCTCCTCATTATTTATCAATGAGTGGTTTCCAGAGTACATCAATAAGAAGTTATTGACAACGTCCTGTAAACTAACATACTGGTACGATCCCCAGTTTGAATCTACAGGAGTTACTCCGTTATTTTCGTAGTAATTTTCTTGAGTGATGTATGCCATGATTATTGTGATTGTTTTTGTTCTTCAGCTCCACCAAATTGAACTGCCTCAATCTCACGTATAGACATTCCAGCATACTGAAGAATTTTTGATACTAATTTTATTTCATCCTCTATAGGTACTTCAAAGTCTTGGTATCCTAAACCAGCCGACTGATTGAACACAGGCTCACCATTAGTTAGTGTAGTGAATGTCCACTTTGGATCCTTTGGGTATCTAAAGTAAACAGCATCAACTTCATTAGCAAGATTTATTGTTGATGGGAACACCGTTAGTATAATTCCATCCTGAATATAAGCCGGAAAAGTTTCAGTAGGTGCAGTCAAGTTAGAGGTAATCAACATGGTAATCTTACCATGCGTAACCTTCTCTGCCTCACCCTTGAATATTCTAGTAGCACCAGAAAAATCATAACAAAGAACTTTATTGATCATGTAGTAATCAAACCCAGTCGTTGCTACTGATGGTAGGTAAAATCTATTTGTAGCCGCAGTCACCTGAGTGAGCGTAGACGTTTTAGAAAATAACTCCAGAGATTCTGCTAAAGCCTTATTTATATCTGCGTAGTCAGTACCTGAAACACGAGCATTCTCCTTGTTAATAATAGTATTATACTCGGAAAAGTACTCTTCAAATATTTCTAGCTGAGCCTGCTTGGCAAACAGGTTGAAGTCAGAGGGGGAGATGTAGCCGTAATTATTCTTATTCAGAATTGCCAATACGGTATTTCGAACTGAGTTGATCATTCTAGTCTTTTTACAAATATAAACAAAAAAAAAGAGGGTGTTATTACACCCCCATTTTTAAACTTAACCCTAAAAACATGATATTACAAATCTAAATTATTTTCTAGCATTTTCAAAGCATCAATGCCATCATCTGTCTTTAAAAATTGAGACACGGCAAAGTATGGATCGTCACCATAAGATACAGTAAGCATCTTCTTCTTTAATGATGGGGTATTAAACCACACTTCCTTGTTGTTATTTCTAAATGCCAATAACTTATTCTCAAAGAATACGTGAATGTTTGACTGAAGCTTTAGCATTGGATCATGTAGAATATTTAAGAATCCTTTTGGATCTCTCTTTGCATAAATCAAGATATCACGCTTAAGCTCAGATGTTGTAGACTTGTTTGGGTCTTTGCCAAACAATACTCTAGAAATTGTCTCAAGCTGGTCAACACTAAGTGAACGTGCTTCAATCAATGCGTCTACCTCAGATGTAAGCTTCTCTACTTCCTTAGCCGCATCCTTCTCATAGTCAACCTGAATAAAGGATATACCATTTAGTGGGTGATAGTAAAGGAACTGCTGTAGTACTGGGTTAGTTCTTGAAACTGATAAGAAGCCATTCTCAAATACGATTGGCTCTACAATTGCGTTGCCATCTTGCTCATCCTCAAAGGGAGACTTCTGATTGATGGCATACCTTAATGTCCTGTTGACATTGTTTTCCTCATCAAAGTAAAGGAGTGGGTACCTTCTAGTATTTCTTGATGGTAGTGTGAATGATAAAGGAGCAGACTCTCCCTTGAGTTTGTAAACTTTATCAGAACTTATTGATTGCTTTTTCATTTGATTAGATTTAAAGATTTAAAATAGAGGGGGCCACAGCGACCCCCTCAGTTAATTGTTACTTGTTTGGTTTGAACTTTTTAACTATTTGACTAGCTCCAAACTTACCCTCACCCTTAGCTAAATTCCCCTGACTGGTAACTTTTCCAGCTGAATTCTTAATCATATAGTTATAGGTCTGCTCATCTGGCTTACCCATGTTTGTGGTATCAATTGACATTCTATATCCCTTTTTACCGACAGGAAAATCCATTAATGGTGCTCTTTTACTAGCAGGCTTTTTTGCTGGTTCGTCATAAATTCTAGAAGCAGTTACTGTAACCTGAGGTAGTGTTTTCGGCCCTCCTCCTTTTTTTGGAACAGGGTCCCCTCCTTTTTTCTTAATAGCCATTGCTTTATTTATTTAAAATTATAAAAGGAAGGGCCAATCGGCCCCTCCATATTATTTTAAATTAAGCTCCGTATCTGAACAACACGAAGTTGTTTGCACCTAAGGTACATACACAACGCTCAGACAAGAAATTAACCTCCATTGCATCAAGATCGCTAGTCTGTGCACCACCGGCAGAACCAGTAATCCAAGTCTTGTATCTACGATCTTCAGTCTCAGACGCTCTGTAACGAACGTGCAAGAATGGACGCTTAGCATTCTTACCAAGGATCTGATCGTATACAGTGGTAGAACCAGCAGGTACTAATAGACCAGTCACAGTACCAGTTGCAGATGCACCAGTAGGTAAGCCACCACGCATGGTAGGATCGTTCAAGTACTTCCAGTCAGACTTGTAGAAATCATAACCTCTACGGAATCCAGTGAATCCAAGATTCAAGGCCATCTTCTCATCGTTGTCAAATAGACCGTAAGAAGTACCACCAGCACCGTAGCTATTCTGAGCTGCCAACATATCATCAATGTCAAAGCTGAATGCTCTGTTCAAGAAGATTACGTTCTCCTCGATAGATCCCTGCTTGTCAAGACGAGAGATGATGCTATCAAAGTCAGATAGAGTAGTTGGGTTACCACCACCCCATACGTTACCACGGCTGTTAACAGAGTAGAAGATACCTTCAGAACCTTTGTTACCATAGGTAGGGTTCAAAGAAGAGTTAGCTACACCAGAACCTGATTCAGCAGGAACTGATTCAATCATTGCGGTCTCAAGATAGTCTTCAAAACGTAGACGAGTCTCGTGCTCAGACTTCAAATACCAAAGGTATCCAGTCGCACCATTCTCGGTAGTTACTTCTACCCATCCAATCTGAGCCATGTCAGAACCAGATACTGCGTACTTGTCTTTGATGATGATTGGAGAGTTGTCGAAGAACTCATCTTCAGCCTCCAAAGATCCGATCATTCCTACAGTTCCTTTCTTAAATTCAGAACCATAGATCCATACTGAAAGAACAGCAGTTCCAGAGAAAGTCTGTCCACCAGCTTCGTAGTAAGCAACTCCGAAGGTACCAGCAGAAGTACTAACAGTGGTAACGATACCCTTGTTAGAAAGACCTGTAGCGTTATCAGAGATAAATACAGTCTGTCCAGCACGGATCGCAATAGCGGTTACGTTAGCATCAGCAACAGTAATAGTTGCGGAGTCCGCAGCCGCAGCCGCAGATGAATCACAGTTCACATACTTAGTATGCAAACGACCTTGCTCAGCCCACTTGATCATATCAGAGTTGGACGGCATTTCAGCTCCTACCATTCGAAGGAAGGAAGCTACGGTACGATTACCATAACGCTCGAATTCTTTCTCGTAAGTATCAGGTAGATACTGGTTTAAGAAATCAAAGCTGGTAATGTAGTTAGTTGATAAAGGGACCTGCTCAGCACTTGGCTGCAACTGGAACCCAGGGGTTGATAATACTGGCATTTTTTTGTGTGTTTAGTTGTTAGATTTTTTTAATACTGCGGATTTTTAGACCCCTTCCAGAGTCTGGCGCAATCGCCTTCACCTGCATTCCACCTTTATTAACAACCTCAGGAGCTCTACGCTCAGACATATTTATATTTTTGGTCTTTCGTAAAACGTCATCGGTAGCATCCGCTTGCCCTTGCTCATAAAAGAACTTGGCAAACTTCTCAGGATTCATTGCGATAGACAAAGACTTGTGGTATCCAGATGCATCCTTAATTAGTCCACTCTCATCCAAGTACTTATTAATAAAGTTCATTGGACTTGACTGAGCACTCTTTAATTCTGAACCAGATGCCGGAGAAAATAAAATCTTTTTATCGTTAATGTCAAACTCAAATCCTTTGAAGTCTTTACTAAAAACCTCATCTGTCTTTTGGTTGAACCAATTACGCTTTCGATTACTTTCCTCTTCTACAGTCTTTGACTGTTTTGTATACTGACGATAGGCTTCGAATTCTTCTTTCTCTTCTGAAGATAAGCCCATACCACTTGACTCAAGCGGAAGCTTATATTTATCTTTCTGAGAATTGAAGTATTTCTTAGCCTCGGCAATAGCTTTCTTTCTTGCAATCTTTACATGCTTAATCTTTGACTCTTCATCTATATCTTCATCGTAGGTGTAATCCTCCATCAAGACTTCAATGTCCTCGTCATCTAGATTCTGCTGTGTATCTACAAGGTACTCTTTAAGAAGTTGATTCTGGTCCATGGTATCGTAGTCTTTCCTAAGCTTTAGGAAATCTTCAAAACCTCTACCAGTATCCTTCTTGTAATTCAAATAAGCTGCAACATCCTCAGGCAATTCCTCATTGCTCTGTCTCTGCTCCATCAAATCATCAAATGAATTGATTTGCTTATTGTATCTTTTCTCAATATATGAAAGAACTTTTTCTTCAGATAGCTCCTCCTCTTCAGGTGGACTGACCTGAGCTGCATTGTCAATACTAGAAGTATCCAACCCAACTTGTACTTCAGTGTTGATATTCCTTTCATGTTTCTCAAGTAGTTCTTTTTCTACTTCCTGAACACTCTTTGGTTCAACCCCATCTAGTGATCTTACTTTGATTTCCATTTAATTAGATTTTATGTTACAAATATATATATTTTTTTAACGTGGCTCAAACTGCGACATGTCAAACCCATCAAGCGTGTCCTCGTTAGACTCAAAGCTTAATGGAGGTAAGTTATTCTTCCTCTGATTAATCAACTTAGACTGCTCAGAATTCTGCTGACTGATCCGCTTGGCTTTAGAGTCTTCCTTCATGGTATCCCTATCAGCAAGTGCAGTCTCCTTAACACCAGCAATTTGCATCTGATATTTAAATTCTTCAGCCATTAGCATTCTCTTAAGCTCTGCCTCTGCCTTTAGCTTCTCAATATCGAACGCCACCTCTGCTTGTTTAAACTGCATCTTAGCTTGAGCTTCCAATTGTATTTGTTGTATAGCTGCTTTAGATGCCATCTCTTGAGATTGCATTTGTTGCTGAGCCATTATAGCCTGCTGTTGCATCTGCATCTTTTCTTGATACTCCTGCTTCTTTACTCTCTTAAGTTTAAGTAGCTGGTTGGCAAGTTTAAGATTCTTTATCTCTCTAATGTCAATAGCATCCTCAAGATTAATATCTCCTTTAGATAATGCCATCTGAATATTTTGTTCAAGCTGTGCTTTCTGCTCCTCATCAGGAGAGATCTCAATGAAGATTCCAAAGTCGTAGATGTACAAATCTTTAATGTCATTCAAAATAGAGACGTTGTACTTACCAATCTTATTGGCAAAGTCATCCTTAAAATCTGCATACTGAAGAATGTCAGCAACACGATATGTAAGTGCCTCAGCAATAGACCTATATATAAATAGACCACTCTCAAGTATGTGTCGGGTAGCTGTGTTAGAGTTAAGAGCTGCAAGTTTCTGTACACCTACTAGTGCATTAGGATCAGGAGTAGATCCATCTCTAGCTTCATTAAGGCCAGTCACAGATCTAATCATTTCAAGGTAGTGATTGTAGTTAGCAATTAACATCTGAGTCTTGGCAGCACCGGAGCCAGATGTAAGCTGCTGAATAGGAACTCGTGCATTGTTGAATTCACCATCCTGAGTATAGCTACGTCCAATAACACTACCGGTCTGGAAGTATAGTCTTAACGCATCCTCTGGGTTGTAAGCTGCACCTGTTCCCAAGTCAACCTCATTCAATCCATCCGCATCAATAAACACCCCATCAGGTACAGTACGTGCAATGACCTGCTGTAGCTTTAAGTGAGTAATCTGAATCAAGTCAGCAAAAGGTATCATCCTTCTAACTAACGACTCAATGGCACCCTTGTACATTCGTGGTGCACAGGCCGCATAGTTTGGTATTGCATGCTGAGAAGAGGACTTTGGTCTAACCATGTTCTCGGACATATCCCACTTCAATAAGAAGTTGGTACCCATCACCATGACACCATCATACCACACGTCAATAGTCTTCTCTATCTTCTCAAACTTACCTTCCTCCATCATTTCTGTAGGAGGATTGAACTTGTCATCCTTCTCTATAACACGAGTACCACCCCCATCAAGAATCTTCTTCTTGTAGACCATCTTCTTAGTGGTCTTGTAGTTGAAGTAAAGGAGTGTGCAGGTATCTCTACTGAACATACTGTTCTCATAGAACCTGGCTACATTGTAGTAGTCGTACCAGCTCTGAGAGTACTTAGATATTTCTTCTAGCTGCTCATTCGTAATTGTTGGATCAATCTTTAAAAGCTCTGTAATAGGTAGGGTCTTTATCTCTCCCCAATAAAAACAGTCTTGAAAGAATGGATCTTCAGTGTAGCTGTACACAACATTCGCAGGGTCAACATATGACACCTCAACACCAGACCCTAGAAGGAACTGATGCTTTGCTATACCAATGCCAATTACTGCAAGGTCATAGTCAATACGCTTGCGTGTATCTTGATAGTGGTTCTCATCAAATATTGTATTGATAGCCTCTTCTTCAGCTATCTCAATGGCTGGCTTATACTTAAGCTGCATGTATAGTGATAGCTCCTCATCAGTTTGAGGGAGCTCATCAGGGTTCATAATAAATGGATCAACGCCTGTCTCATTCTGTATTGTAGTCAAGACATCCTTGGCAACCATCTGGCCCTCAATCATGTCCTGATACCTACTTCTCTTAGATTGAGACATAGCATCCTGTGCATATGCCTTAACCTTAAATAGTCTATCAGACATGCCATTAACGACAATGTCTACAAACTTTGGTAGGATAGGTACAGGAGTCCAGTCTAGATTCAAGTAAGATAAGTCACCATCAATCGCTAACTCATTCTTGTATTTCTGAATGGACTGCTCACCACGTGCGTACAAACGCAAGCGATGAAACTCAGCCCACTGATTATAGTATCTGCAATTGCTGCCATCTTTTCTAAACCACTCATACTGAATGGCTTGGCCCACCTGTAGCCCAAATTCAGAAGATGCCTTCTCAGCATCAGACACGAATTGACTAGGAAAAGCTGTGGATAATATATTGACTAAGACATCTTTCATCTAATAATTTGACTTTGATTTCCAGTGTTAGCGTACTTCGCGAAATTAACACTAATTTTCGGTTCTTTTTTATCTGGTAAATATACATGTTTTTGATTTGCCATTATAGCTAATCCCGAACTGATAGACGCATCATGCTTTGTTCTATCATTAATATCAAACTTAGCCCAGTCCTCAAGTGTCCTAATGAATGGCATGGTACCTATCTCATCAGCAGGTCTATAAGTAGATGTCATATCGAACCCAACAAACTTCTCGATGTAGGACTCAATTGCAGAGGCGTGGGCCTGCTTAACTTCTTCAGATGAGTTAGGTATACCCCCTAGCTCACGCTCTGTCTTACTGAGCTTATTTAGTACCCTATCGGGCCTGTTCAATGAGAACGCTCTGTAGCCCCTGTTCTTAAAGTGATACAGTATACGTGCCTTGTTGTTCTCCGCAAGCACAGGCATACCATAGAAGATACATGCCATCAACACATCCTCGAAGAATATCTCAGCAGTCTGTGGTCTAGCAATGTACTCTAAGAAGAACTGGTTAGTAGGAGCATCGTCCATGTGGTACTTAGTCATACCATGCAACGATCCATTAGATCCTCTCCCACCTACTACGGCAGAGATGTCATACGGGTCACAGCCAAATGATCCAAGGTGTTCATTCCCAGGGTACTTCATTCCGTTCCTAGTTATCACATTGTTCTGCATACTAGTAGGAGGAGCCCAGCTAATTAAGAACCTGCCACGCTGGTCAGGTGTCCATATAACCTTAGTGTCCTTCTCACCATCCTTCCAATGGAACCCACCACGTGTAACCATCTGACCCTCAATCATAGAGTCGTTGTAGTCTATCTGGTGGTATATCTTAGTTAAGTTAAATATAGATGACTTGCTCTCATCCCTGAACGCATGTGACTCTGTCCTAGGGAACTGTCTATAGAACTCGTTGAGGGCATCGGCATCATTCTTCAATGAGTCCACCTCAGCCTCCCAGTAGTCTATAGCACCGTTACGTATCATCTGGTTGTCAACACCAAGTATAGGAGCAGCAGGCTTTCTAAGTATAGGCATACCATACCTATCAATGAATCCCTCCATGTTCCACTCCATTGGTATAAATAGAGAGTATAGTCCACTCTTAGTCTGGCCATTAGCGTTCCTGTTTAATACATTTGAATCCTCGTATAGCTTCTTGTAGTTGTCTCCACCCTTGCTCAACGCATTCGATGTAGATCCCATCATACACTTACCAATAATCTTACTACCTACCCTGAGACAGGTCTTGGTTACCCTCCAGTTATTGAGGATATTGTTGGGCTTAGTCCACTTAGCACTCTCATCATGTGCCAAGAATAGTAGCTTCTCACCATCGTAAGAGTTCTCCTCAGTGTTCTTCCAGTCAATGGTGGTATCAAGACCAAGCACATCATTGTCAGTTGTGTTGACCATGTTCTTCTTAGTGATCTTAGATGCCGGTACTCGGTACGCAAGCTCAGTCTTTGGCTTGTCCATGCCATCCATAATAGGTCTGAAGAAGAATGGTAGCCTGCTATTTATAGGTACCACCTTGTCAGTGAACATCTTCTTAGCATCAGCACCTGTCTTAGATAGTATACCAACACGCGCGTCACGAGCAAGAGTGGCTATGTTAACGCACTCTGATGATGACATGAATGAGAACCCTGAACGTCTAATCTTTAGATAGATCATACCAAATGCTCTCATGTCTGCCTTGCATGCCTCCCAGAAGATAAAGAATATCCTGTTGGCCTCACGGTAGTCTGCGTATCCTACGTCAATGCTAGACCACTGCAAGTACATGTAGTGAGATCCTGTCATATACGTTGGCTTACCATCGTTCATGAACCACATCCCATCCTCACGTCTATTAAACTCCTCCTCAATGTAATCTACCCAGCTGTCCTTAAACTCAGTAGGCATCTCATTCCAGTGGAAGATTGACTGTATCTTCAACAGCTCCTTTGGTAAGTCGTATCTCTCCCAGTACTGATCCCTTACACTCTGGCCCCTTGAGAAACATTCTTTCGGTGCCTTTGGTAAGGCAATATATAGCCCTGAGATATTTATGATATCACCTATCTCTCCGGTCCTAGATATAACGACCATGTCGTACTGCTCATTGTAACCGTACAGCCATGTCCTTCCGCTGTTCTTCTTACTAAGAGCATTCTGAGGAACGTAGTCCTTAACGATTCGATATAGACCTTCGCTCTGCAAATCCTTGTTTGGTTTCTGTTCTGTTAACTCCCTTATCCAACATCTCAAGAGCTTCACGCTCAGCCTCTATCCTATTGAGAATCTCAAACGCATCAAAGATGGCTAACTTCTTTGTAGCTGCGGCATTCTTTAATCTATCAGCAGATAGCTCATCCTCATTGTCATGCTTGATGATCGCCTCCTTAGCCACCATAATAAGCTGCTCTACAGCCTGGTGCCCTGCCTCAATTATCCTTAGCTTTATCTCTCTCATAGCTTTCTCTTTAAGAATATAACCTGTACCAGACGAGAAGACTCTCCTTCGCCAAAGTTCTCAAATATGTTCCTACTGTGCCTAACCTGTGAAGTAAAGCAGAGCATCCGATTGTACTTGGAGTACACCACACAAGATGGTTTATCATCTGAGTCGTACATCGTTGTGCCATCATTCTCTGGATGCACCTTGCTAAGATAAAGAATTACAGTTAAGTCACCCATCATCTCGTCAGAGTGAATGTAGTTTGGTTCTTCTTGACCATAAGGAGACATGCGTACAAAGTTGTGTGCAATATCAAACTTAGCTCCGAAGTACTCTATTACAACTTTAGAGAACTCATCATCTTCTCTTGGTTGAATATTTTTGAATGCCTTGTCCCCATCTGGAACATCAACAAAATCATTAGAATAAATCTCTTTGACGTATCCATCAGGATCTGATAGGATATCATCCTTAACAAATAAGTAGTTCATAGCTTGATCGTTATCTGGTGGTCATACATCCTGTACAGCTTCTCTCCATCCACATCAAACTCATACTCACTGTCAGGCTTGAAGCAGACCTTGTCACCTGGACGAATACCTTGTTGTACAAGGTACTCGTTAGGGTAGACCATCTCACCCATGAGTGGCTCGTGAGTAAATGGCTTCTTAATATACGAATCAATTGCAAGGATTGGCTTAACAAAGCAGTACCTGTCATAGGTGTTCCATGTATCGCCCCTACGATATAGGTAGAACTGATCAGGCTCAATGAAGAACTTATCGTCTCTAAAAAATGCACGACCGCTCTTACGTCTACCCCTAATGTCGTTGTAGAACTTGAAGGCATTGTGGTGTACTAGTAGTGTATCACCTACCTGAATAGGACCATCGTATCCGTAGGGCACCTCAATAACCTCACCATATCTGTTGGAGAACTTATGGTCCTCCTCTGATGTGTTGACAATGAACTCAATGCCACCAATATCCTTGGTGTTGTTGTACCGCTCACCCTTTACAGGTGTTACGATAAAATCAAATGGAGACTGCATTAGTAGTTTATATTGTATTCAATTGCAATAGGCATCGTATAGTTGAATTCCTTCCACATCACCACCTCCTGCTTATCGTTTATAATATAGATCCTAATTGATCCTGTCTCTATGACAAACTTGATGAGATGAATCTCATGGCTGTCACCAAGGACCTTCTGCCCCACAATGTAATGCATTGAGCTGCCCTTGTAATCTGGGCCTACCGATATCTTTCTTATGTCCATTAGATTAAATTTAATTGGGGAGGTGTTTAAAACACCACCCCTAGATTGCCTGTCCCTGTGATTCGGTACACGTTACCTACCACAAGTCCAGCTGCTAGTGCTGCTGTGTTGTTAGCGTATACAGGCACACTTGGTAGAGGCATTGATAGGATGCTTCCAATAGTATAGTTCTTAGTGATGTTACTGTCCTGACTATCAGTACCGATTAACTTATCGGCGTAAGATAGGGTAGCATCTGTAGAGTATGTGCTTATTTTTGCCATGATTATTCAGCAGTTATAGGTTCAGGCTCAGGAGCTGGTGGTACAGGTGGTACATAGTCACCAGTGATGGTTAGGTTCAGCTGTGCTGCTACCCAGTCCCATGCATAACTATCCACTTCCCATTGAGTGTAAGCTTCACCAGTCATGCTCAAGTTTCCTTGTGCCACTTGTTGAGATACATACCCCTCAGCTGTTTGAGATAGTAGTTGATAATAGAATGTCGCACTTGTTCCTAGTGTAACATTTACAGCGTAAGCGTTTAAGATAGTTGCCTCTACTGTTTGTCCGTTGTCCCA